TTGAGGCTGCTAGTGGGTAACGCCCTGCAGTGAACGCGCCGTAACCATAAACAACTGTCTTGAGAGTCAATGACCCTGCAATTGTCTGATCGAATGAAAGCGCGAATGGTGACCCAGCCTGCTCCCAAAGGTGCATTTCAGGTGCTGCAACAACATAGATTTCATCCTGGTTTGTTGCTGCGCCGTATGCAGTGCCAACATTTGCATCAGTAACAACAGGTAGGCCCATGATTGAGTAACCTGAGTTACCGTATTGAGCTAATCCTGCGCCTGCTGCAACTGAGTTCATTGGACCGTTTGCAGTTGGTACTGCGATTGGGCGGCCTGTTGTGTCTGATGAAGCAAGAATTGCTGCTAGACGGCGTGGGTGCATGATGATGTGAGTTGGTGCAATGAAAACATTGCTTTCAACTTGCTGGTACGCATCTGCCAACTTTGAGTAAAGAAGTGCAGTTGTTGGTGTTGTTGCTGTGTAAGTGATTGCATTTCCACCAGCATTGCGAATACCTGTGAACTGACCATTTGAGCCTGTTCCATTTAGAACCTGTGCATCAACTGTTGTGTGCCATGAACGGATTAGGTCAGCAACAACAAATGTGTCAATACCTGTTCCTCTTTCTACCGCCTGGCGTGATAGATCAGCTTGGCCTGCGATGGTGCGTACAGGAATTGAAAGTAGTGTGTCATCAGGGTCTGTCAAAGAAACTGCAGTGTTCTGTGTTTCCTGAATTGCAGTTGATGTTCCTGTTGTCATACGGCTGATTTCCAATGACATACCAGCAGCAGGCAATGTGTGCTTTGTAGTTGCAAAATCTGCAGTTGGTCGGCCAGCCCGAGCAAACTCGGCAGCTAGATTTACTAAATACTGCGGAATTACAAGACCAGCAAAGGCAGATGTTCCAACTGCGCGGCGCTCGATTGTTTCTTCCTTTGTGTGGCGTGCAAGGCGCTCTTGTGCAGCGTAGTCATTCTTGAATTGTGCGTTGTACGCATCCTTCACGAATGAAACTTCAGCCTCTGGTGAGTATGTGCGTGCTTCGCGTGTAACAGTTGTTCCACCAACAGGTGTAACTACTGCCTTGACTGCTGCGCGTGCCTCTGATGCCTTAGCATCTGCAGTTGCCTGCGCAGTTAGCTTTTCAATCTTTTCGTCTAGTGCGCGTGATTCTTCAACAAGGGCATCAACCTTTGTTGTTTCTTCTTCAGTTAGGTCGGTGCGTGATTCTGCGGCTACTGCCTCAAGAATTGCATCCATTTCAGCCTTAACTGCATCGCGGCGCTCTACTACATTGTCAAAATATGACATTTAGTGATCTCCTATGAGTTGTGTGAATGTGGTTTTGAGGTGGTGGCGATTCTGTTCACGGCGCTTTTAGGGTGTGAATGTCGCTCCGACTTCGATCTACTACTTTTGTAGCAGAAACTTATTTTGTGTTGTTGATAATTGCTTGCGCTAGGCGCAATGAAATTGAACGGCCTTCTTCTTCAGTAGCTTCAGGCAGTGCATCAATTTGGCGTAGTTCTGACATTTTGTGACCAACTAAAGTTTCTGTTGGTCGGTAGCCATCGCGGTATTCTTCATAAACGCGAATCAAAACGGCTGGGTCATTTTCTTCGGCTTTAATTGTGAAATCGGTGCCTGGAATGTTAAGAGTGCCTTCTTGCAAGATGCGTTCAATGCGACCACGGGCAGTTCCACCGCTTGAATCCCAAGAGACATAATCGCCAACGGCTTCGCGAGACTCTGTTTCCATCTCGCCTTCATCTTCGCCTTCGCCACCTGTGAGCATTGCCATCATTTCAACGGCTCGCATGATGTAATCATGGCCTTCGCTTAGGTCACTAAAAATTGTGTTAAGAACAACCAAAGATTCACCTGTTACTTCACGGCCTTCCTTGACTGCATCAATTGCCTTCTTTAGTGCTTCGCGTGCCTCGACCGATGTTGTTTGGTAGGCAGGATATGTGACCACTGAAACATCACCATCTGCAAGGCTCACTTCAGTAAGTGTGCGCTGAGAACGATCTTCATTGTATTTTTGACGGATGACACGGAAAGCAAAACTCATTTGGTCAACATCGCCGCGCTCAACTAACTTGTAAAGGTCACGGCCTTCATTGGTGTCTGCAATAACTGCATCCATATACAAACCGCGATCATCTTCAGTTAAGGTTAAGGTGCCGTTCTTTGTGCGAGCTAGTGGCAAACCTTCATGATTGATAAGCAAGCGAACATCAGGTGTCTCGCTCAATGTCTTGCGAAATGCTCCAGGTGCAATAGTTTCAATGAAAGGCATTGGAACACTTGGGTCATTAAACACTGCAGCGTATCCGCGAAGGCGCATCGTGCCATCTTCAGCCTGTCGTGCCTCTACATCTTGAACGGTAAATGTGCGGCGTTCAATCTTTTTCATTTGACTCCCTGAGTTAACATCCCCGTTTGTTTTCAAATCTTTCATTCTTTTACCTCATAAACTGCTGCTGGGTCGGCTGGGTCAATTGTTGATACTTGCTGCAATTGGCTAGATGGAACGCCTGTGTGCTTCATATCAGGCAAGCCAACTGCCTGTGTAACTGCTGCAGGGTCAAAGCCAACTTGAATAAGACTTGCGGCAATTTCAGTGCGTAGCTTTAAGCCAACATCCTTTGCATCTGCTGCATCAATGTTTTGCAACGGCACACGGTATTGATCGCCTGCCTCAATTGGTGCCATGTCCTCGTAAGCATGAACATCATTGAGTGAAAGGAAACCTTCACGCAATCCCTTTGTGTAAGACTCATAACGCTCAAGTGTTGTTCCACGAAGTAGCGCATCTAGGTTGAAACGAATGAATCCGTCAGGTTCAGGCAGCAATGATGACATTGCCTGTTCAATGCGCTCTAAGATTGGGCGCAAGGAATACTGAACAAAGGAAAGGTTCTGCGCTTCAACTGATGCGTAAGACATTGCACCTGCAACTGGGTGACCAAGCAACGCCAACGGGCAACGAAAAATTCTTGCCACTTCTTCTACGGAAAACTTGCGTGATTCTAAAAGTTGGGCGTCTTGAGCATTTATTGATAACGGTTCAAATGTTGCACCACCTGAAAGGATGCCAATTTTACCTGCGCGATACGGACCAACATGAGTTAGGTTCCAGTTGCGGCCCATATCTTGTGCCTGCTCTTGTGTTAACTCACCAGGAACTGCGATTACACCACCAGGGTTTGCTGCATTGCCAAAGTATGATGCGGCATAAGTATCTGCTGCCATTGCTGCACCAATAGTTGTACGGCAAGCGGCAATTGGTGAAAGGCCATAAAGCTCACCAGGCAAACGGAAATCAGGCATGTGCAGGATGTCACGAGCGCCAATTTTCTGCTCGTACAACCCTTGCTCATCTCTAATCTTTACAAAATAAAGTAAAGGCTCCCCTGGTGCTTGGCGTTCAATGCGAACATTGCGCGGGTCAAGCACATAAGTTTCCATAACTTCATCGTTATCATCACGAACCAAAAGGATGTAAGCGTTGCCATTGAGTTTGAATGAGGTAATGATCTGCTCATAAAATTCCATTTTTGTTGTTTCAGGATTGGGATTTTGCACCCAATTTGGAATCTCACCATAAACTGCAGCATAAGAAAGGCGTGCGCGACCACGGCGAACATATGCGCTAACTGGTAAAGATGAAATTGTGTCAGACAAAAGACGGATGCAAGAATAAACCGTTGACATTCTGATTGCTGTTTCATCATCAACAACAACGCCTGCCAAACTTTCATAGGCAGGGCGGCCTGGAATCAGCGGTTCAATAAATTGATTATTGCCTGAACGCTTCTCACTATTGTTGCGAAGTCGGTTAGATAAACTCATTAGTTAGCCTTTTCTGTAATCCACACTAGAAAAACACCTGCAACAATTAAAGCTAATGGCACTGAAATCATTGCAAGACCAGTTGTTGCAAGCGTTACGCCCACAACTTCAACTGCAACTGATAGATCAATCTTCTTCATTATGCTCCCTATACCTGAATTGAAAAATACCTAGCAACTGGTGCTGGCGGTTCGGCTGGTTGTGTAGCGCGATCATAGCCAAAGATTGAAGCAACGGCGGCATCCACCTTACGCCTGCTACTTGCTTTGGCAACCATAACACCACGACTAGATTGTTTTGTTACGCAGTTTGCAATGTGGCGTGCAAGGCGTTCATCTCCATCGTGGGTGAATGACTGGTTCACAACGGCTTCGTAGAACTTTTGTGTTGCGGGTACCATATTTGCAGCACTGTTGGGGTAACTAACAACTGGCAAGCCTTCTTCATCAAGAACCATAAAAGTTCTTTGCCATCGGGCTGGGTCGAATACGATTTCTTTAACATTGAATCGTTCATCTCTGAATGTGCTAACAATCGTTTCTTCAACCTCTGCAACAGGGATGTGCCAACCTTGTTCAGCATCATCGGGGCGTTCCCATAATCCAACAACCATCAGGTGAGGCTTTTCGCCACCCAATAACCACATCACTAGCGCGGTTGAGTCATTTGAAAATGCACCATCAAAGGCCAAAATGACTTCTTCGCCAGGTTCAGGGAATCTATCTTTATCCTCTAAGGCTTCCCAAGCACCTGTTGGCAGCCATGCTACCGAGGTACTGACAAAGCAATTGAGGCGCTTGGTTCTAAATTCAGCTTCAGGAGTGCGTAGCACCGCCGATTGCATTTCTTCTTTGTCCACAATGTCATTGAATCCTGGGTTTGCTTGTTCCCAAAGTGATTCGTCACGGTGATCGGCTTCAGGTTGTGTTGGTTCCCACCACGAAAAGAAAAATGATGGGTCTTTCTTTTCACCTTTTACAACCTGTTGGCCGTATTGGTAAAGCGAGTAACACAATGAATCTTGG